CGACAAGCTGCAATGGTCTTAACGAACGGAATTGCTTTAGGAGTAACATCAAGGTCAAGGGCAATTGGGCTTGATAAAGCAAGAGTTCCATTGAAACCTTTTATAGTTCCATTCTCGATCCTAAAGTGGTTTAGTTCTGGAGTGAAACCTTTCTTGGCGATTGCGCCTTGGACAAATTTCAGAGCTGCTAACATTTTCTATCCTTTAGTTTTTTGTGAAATATTATTGCCAATACTGATCCTATTGCAGCACCAGTACCAAGAGGTAGGAACAGCTCCCATCCTCTTGACACTATTAATGTTACATTAAGTATTTCAAAAGCAGTGATCAGATATGAGGTCCCGACCATCCACCAATATTCTTCATGCAAAACATTACGCTGTTGGAATACCCTTAGGAATACGTAGACCAATGGGACGAAGAAAGCGGTTACATAAATCATCCAAATAATCCTAATTGTTCTCGAATAAATGCTCTATCGAACCACTCACCTGAATAAGTTTGATTCATTTCAGTGTATGCATTTAGATTATATACCCATCGCGAGATGTATTCTACTGCAAGGCGCTCAATGGTATAACCTCTGACTTCGACTATTTTACTGATGGCATCTTGGTGTTCCTGACACATATTATCGAAATGCTGATTAGCCAACTTTCTGGATGGACTTCGGTCTGAAACTGATAAAGCTCTTTCGTTGACTAGAATATTACCTGTTGCGGCCATCTGCACCCATGATGAAGAATCCACTGAGTACCAAGGATAACGTTTCATCAGAACTGGTGTGGTTACACCGAATGCATGAACCTTTAATAATGGCCGACCTGCCCCATCTGTTAAATGTTTTTCCCATACCCTATCTAGCCACATTAGAAGCTGGGGTGTTGAGATTGGAACCATACCACCCAGCGTGATATGATCGTAGTTCTTAACATACCAATCTAGATATCTGAGATCCTCGCCATAGTGGAAACAAGGCAATGGTCTAACTCCAAGCTTTTCCATTTCCATTTGATTGTTATACGTTCCTTGAGCATCTCCGATTGCATCGAGGACAGAGGCACAGACATTGCCATCAATACATTTAATGATATCGGCGTTCTCTTTGATATATCTGCAGTAGGCTTTGATGTCAACTTTGATCCCTTTTGTAAAAGCTGAGAAAGCTCCTGAATCGAGAAAGACTGTTTCATTATCCCTCCTAATTTTATCTACAAATGATTGACGGTGGATGTAATGGTATGATTCAAGGATATATTCGACACCTCTCCGATGGGCTTTTTCAGCATCAGTCAGACGGTTAAAAATCTTACCATTGATATTAAAGTTAGAGGTATACAACCCTGCCATATAAACGTGCACTATTAATCCTCAAGGATCTCAATCCTGTTAATAAAATGGTGACTAGCCTTTGCCCACTTTCTTAATTGTTTAAGTGCGCTTGGCTCTAAGTTCCATTGGTGGTATCTATCACAACGACTTCCTGCTAGACCTTTATTGATAACATAAACTGTCATTAATTCTTGAGTCAAAGATGTTACGTAGTGGTAGCTGCCGACATTAATTAAAACCATGATTACTCTCCTTTAGTTGATAGATTAATTATAGGTGAGTAATCATGTAGAGTCAACTATTAGATTAACAACTAGCCAAAGCCATGAATTCAGCTCTAGCATTACGATCATCTTTTAACACCCCACGAAGTGCTGACGTGATTGTGTGGTGACCTTGTTGACAAATCCCTCTTGATTCCATGCACATGTGACGGGCTTTGATTATCACGCCGACACCTAATGGGTCAAGATGTTTTACTATTGCATTTGCTATCTGGCTGGTCAAACGTTCTTGAACCTGAAGGCGTCTGGAATAAGCATCTGCTAAACGACTTAACTTACTTAGCCCTACGATTTTGCCATTAGGAATGTAAGCAATAGTAGCAGTTCCAAAGATATCAGCCATGTGGTGTTCACATTTACTATAAATTGGAATATCTTTAACAATAACCATTTCGTCATAATCTTCTGCTCCATCTTCAAATACTTTCATCATTGCAGCAATATCAACGTTATACCCGCTGAACCAATGAGCCATCGCTTTGGCTACTCTTGCTGGGGTTTCAGTAAGGCCTTCGCGCATTGAAGCACCTTCTTCAATCTCCATTAGGATAGATTCAATTTCTCTTTCGATCGGTAATTTCTGCATCAGATGCTGTCCTTATAAAAAGTTGCGCTACACTTACGGGTTTCTTCGATTTCGCATTTGATCAGAGTACATCCTAAACCTTCGAGTTGTTTAGGGGCTACTACTTCAACCAGATGCTTGGCTAGGTTTTCAGCTGTTGGGTTAAAGTCAACTTCAACAAAACTACCTTCCAACATATTCTCATCTGCTTCACGAGAGATTGGTGTATCATAAGCTTTACAGTCTATGACTAGGTTACTGATTAAAGTATCAGCTGTCCAATAGATGAACTTATGATCCCAGTTCTCTTCTAACCATTCGCATAGCTTCGATTTGATTACACTGAAGTCCAATACCCGACCAAGATCATCCTGAACATGGTCAGCCATGATTTCGAAATGAACTCGATAATTGTGGCCATGAAGATGCCTACATTTACCTTCATGACCAACGACTCGGTGACCTGCACAGAAATCGTGGTAGCGCTTTGCTGTTATACTCATTAACTTATCTCCTTAGCAGCCATGAATTTCTCATAACCTTCTGCCCTTAGTTTACAGGCTGGGCATTCCCCACAACCGCAACCCCACTGATGAACTCTTGTTCTATCCCCATTATAACATGTATGACTCATACCAATAACAACTTCTAAGATCCCAACTCCTTCTGCTAAGGCAAAAGTCTCAGCTTTATCTAAAGCCATGAGTGGTGTTATAATTGAGATGCTAGTTTCATAACCAGTATTCAAAGCAATTTCTAACTGATTAATGAACCTTAGTCTACAGTCTGGGTAACCCGAATAATCGGTTTCACAAACGCCAGTGTAAATTAAATCAGCACCAACTTCTTGAGCATGGGCATGGGCAAGGGTTAGAAACAAAGCATTTCTGTTAGGAACAAAACTGGCGGGTAAGTCTTTTTTATAGGCATGTGCCTGACTAACATCTCCATCATTTGTTAAGGCTGAAGTTACCATATCACCAAAGAAGGAAAGGTCTACCACCTTTAAATCAATACCAAAGTGCTTCGTTATTCTTGCCGCTTGCTCTAATTCAATTACATGTTTCTGACCGTAGATGAAAGAGATGGCATGAACATTCTCCACCCCGAATTGCTTAATGGCTATACCTAAACAAGTTGTACTATCTTGGCCACCGCTAAAAACTACTACAGCTTTTGTATTACTCATTCTATTCTACCCCGATTAATTTATGGACTTGGATACATAACGTATATCCAAACTCTTGGCATGATGCAACTACAGCATCTAAGTTCTTTTTATTACCTGCTTCATCTTGGCAATCCATAGCCTGCAAATAGACTGTGTAAGGCATATTTTCAGGTGGGCGGGCAACGCTTTTCCGAACATTATTACCAAGTACTTCTATTGGTAATCCATCGGCTAGACTAATACTATTATGCTCAGCCACGTATTTATAATGCTTGATAAATGGTATTAGTTTTTTATGGATCTTTGCAATCTTTGGACTACAAACAACAGTGGTGAGATGGTATGGGAAATTCTCTTGGTACAAAGTACCATTGGTTTCAATTTGAATTGTGTATCCAGCATGATGTAATTTAAGAACTAATTTACCAAAGTCTTGTCTAAATGGTTCACCACCTGTTATGACCACAAGCTTAGTAGGTTTAGTCTTTGTATAAGACATTTTAACAACCTGACCAACTACATCATCTGGGGTCCATGTCCGAACATCATCGCCTGTATAAATGGTATCGCACCAAGGGCAATCTAAATTACATCCTGCTAAGCGTATGAATATTGCTGGGACTCCAGCGAATGGGCCTTCGCCTTGAATTGTACTAAATATGGAATGGACTTGAACTTGGTCATCAATATTGATGAGGGGTTTTTCTTTTTTCTGGGTGTTAAGCATTGGGTATCTCCTGAAATTACCTTAATGATTATAACAAATTTTGGTGTGAATTAAAATAAAAAAGGGACAAATATAGTCCCTTTTCTTGATCAATGATCAGAGATTATTCTTCGAAGGCATCGTCGTCGTCAGAAGCCCCTGCTACTGGAGCTTCTTTGGCTGGAGCCGCTTTTGGTTTAGCTTCTTTCTTTTCAGCTTTTGGCTTGGCTTCTTTCTTAGGCTTAACTACACCATTGAATTTACACCAGCGCCCGTACTGAGTTGCTGCTGTGGAAGGATTGATGCCATCTGCTGCGCAAGCTGCTAATACTTCAGCGCGGGTTGCAGGACGCTTTTCTGTACCTGAGATGCTATCTGCATGTGTCCATACGTTACCAGTTGCTGTACCTGCTGAAGGACGAACTACACCATTCATGGTGACACGTTCTGCTTTAGGTGCTTTTGCTGGAGCTGCTGTCTTATCGGTCATAATATTCTCTCTTCTGTTATGGTTAAAATTAAGTGTTATTACTAAACTTTGTTAGGATAGTTATTATCTAATCATCGCTTGATTAGGTCAATAACTATGTTGATCATATTTAAGTTTTATTGATCCTACTGGGTGGATTTCCATTTCCCGAACTGAGTACCCGCTGTTGACGGATTCATACCCTCAGCCGTACATAGGTCTAGGATCAGCTGCTTATCTGGGATCTGATCATTTAGCTTCATCTGTTCATCACATATATCCCATACACGCCCAGTTGCTGTACCTTCTTTTGGTCGAGTATAGCCGCCCTCTTTCTTGCTTCTACTACCACCTTTTTCCGGAGCAGGGAGTTTACTAGTAGTAAAAGGTCGTCCAAGTGCGGCTATAAGTTGGCCTGAAGTTCTCTCATCAACTTCAAATCGTTCTGCAAACATCATGCATCTGTTTAATACTGTTGGGCGGTGAACCCTTTTGATTTCATCACCTGTCATACTGGTATACATTTTAAGTAGTTCTTCTGTACTGAATGAAGCAAACCATTTTTCCTCAGGACCTACGATCACATAGCTGTCTGGTACCTTATTAATATCTGCAAGAATTGCCAAACACTTTGCTGAATCTTTTTGTTTTGATGATCCAACAATTGCCATTGATTCTGTATCGATTAAAACTGAATGTCCCATGATCTGCTCCTAGTGAGGGGCTTGCGCCCCTATTAATAATTAGTCTTCGTTGCTTTCTGATTTGCTTGCTTTATGCCAAGCTTGGTATTGAGTGCGTGCTGTATTGTAAGCCACGCCCTGAGCAACTGCGGCGTTGATAACATCTTTACGAGCTGGCTTAGGTTCTGATGCTGCTTCAGCTCTGGCGTTCATTTCGATTGCCAATTCCCAAACTAGGTTACAAGGCTTTCCAATCGTTGATTGATTAATAGTGATATCAACCATGTTCTTTTCGATTACTTCTGCATCTTCAATTACTGGTGCTGGGATAAAAGTGAACTCACCGTTTACCAACTTTTCAACATACCCTGCTTCGAATGCTTCTAAACCAAGTGACTTAACTATTGCGCGCTTTACTGAAGATTTTGCTTTAAATGTTTTCATGATACCTGCTCCGGTGTTTTGTTTAAGTTAAAAGGTTATCTCCTAACTGTTAATTAATTATAGGGCATGCAGGATAAGTAAGCAACAGATATAATCGAAAAAGATTAATATTTATAGTTTAATATTTCAGGGTATTTTTGGTCAGTTCTAACGGTAATAGTATGGGCAGTGTTTAATCCCATTACAGAATCGAGTGCTTCATCGATGTCTTCAGGACGTTCACAATTCCTTCCTTCTGGGTGGGCTTCATACCACCAATCAAGAGCCTTCTTCCTAGCGAACCCACCATGGAACAAACATACCCAAGCGGTAAACATTCTGATCCCACAATAGTAAGTGGCCTTGACTGCGTCAGGTTTATCCTTTTTAACATGTTTGGCATAGACCACTTTATCTACTTTGAAGTCATGGATCTCAGGTTCCTTTACTTTAGAAGTAGCCATAAGTTCTGAGGTACCAGCTGTTGTTCTAAACTTAACGCTGATTGGAAATATATGACCACAATGAGGGCACTCTCTAAGTGAGGCATGGATATAGGTATGACAGTTATCACAAATACGAACTGGTGCATCGCCACCACCTTTGCCTTTCTTCTTTGGTATTACAGGATCATTAATTGGCCCGAGCCTAGCAGTATTTCCAGCGAAGTCTAGGACAAGACAATTCTGTTTATCACTTGCTGCGATGGCGTCGAGTCGACCTTGTATTGTGGTTAAATTAAAACCATCTGCGTATAAAGGTCGAGTTCCCCTACCCAGCATCTGAACCCATAGGCCAGGCGAACTAGTTGGGCGGAGCATAACGATCAGATCTATTTCAGGAAAATCAAACCCAGTAGTCAAAACACCAACATTAACTAGAGCCCGATAGTACCCGATTTTGAATAGGTGGATTTGCTGATCCCTTTCTTTATTAGGCATCCTGCTATGGACAATCCCACACTCGATTTGCATACTACAAAGGGCTTCTTGGATATGCTCGGCATGATCAATACCTGTTGCGAATATTAACCAATGGTCGCGATCTGATGCTACCTGCATGGTTTCTTGAAGAGCGCCATAAGTAATCTCTTCCCTATCGGAAGCAGCCTGCACATCCTTTTCTATATATTCGCCACCGCGCTTACCAACCCCGTCCAAATTTATTGTAGTACTTGTAGGCTTGGGTACTAGTAAGGCCAAATACCCCTCAGCCACGAGCTTATTGAAGGCACTCATTTCGGTAAGGTCAAAACAAATATCCGTAAATAAAGAAGGCTGTTCTGTTAGCATCCCCTGACCAAGTCTAAACGGAGTAGCAGTTAAGCCAATAACCTTTAGATGAGGGTTTAACTTTTTTAGTTCGATAATGAACTTACCATATTGGGTGGTTTGCTTTGGGCTAATTAAATGGCATTCATCTACTACTATTATATCTATATGACCAAACTTAGAAACATGCTTAGCAATGGATCCGATCCCTGCATAAGTGATAGCGCAATTGAAGTCTTTACGTTTCAACCCAGCTGAGAAGATACCTGCAGGAGCTGTTGGCCAGATGTCAATCAGCTTTTCAAAGTTCTGTTCGATTAATTCTTTTACATGGGTTAGTTTTAAAATGCGTTGGTTAGGATAGTAGTGGTGTACCGATTTTATAAAGGAAGCAATAACTAAACTTTTACCAGTACCAGTTGGCATGGCCACAATTGGATTACCTTTATTCCCTTGTTTGAAATAATCCCAAATTGAGAAGACGGCATCATTCTGGTAATAGCGAGGTATCATCATTATTATTTAGACCTAGTGTTACTTAGCTGAGTCAAGCATAAACTTGAAGAATTGTTTCTTATTTTTAGCATTGGCATGGTACTGGACCTTGCCCTGCTTCTTACCAATCTTATCTTTGAAATTACCTACTCTGAGATTCCACTTGTAGGCATATCGCGAAGAAGTGTGATTGCTGATTCGTAATGTGGTTAGACCAGTTACCCTGAACTTAATATAGATAGAACAGGTTTTGATGCTAGCGGCAAAGATGTACGGTTCATACTCTTTTAGAGCTGTGCAAGCTTCGACTGCTAGTTGCGTAACCGCCGTAGCATCATTCTGCTTCTGGGTAAGGTGACTAATGTTAGCCATCGACCTGTTCTGTTTCTAAAACTGGCTTGGTAAACTGATCTTGAACTATGAGATGGGTTCCTTTGTGAATACCCTTCACCACTTTAAGATTCGATGAAGTATAAATACCTTCCTCGTCTTCGGTTACAACTATAGTTCCTAATACTTTATAAGTTCCTGCCGGTAGATGTGCATTCTTCATTTTGTCACCCAATATAAATGTGTGTTATTCACCATGTTAGCATACTTACCAACTATGCCATTAATCTTAATCCACATGGTGCTCGAAGTTTCTAGATATAACCATGATCCTTTAAATGGACCATCCATGCAACGCCTGTTCATAATTCTAACTCCTTACTAGTAATATGATTTGGACCTTGTTTAATTATTCTACCATCTTTGAGTTTCAGTTCAAGGTAATTCTCCTCAAGATTACTGCTAATTAGATCCACTGATTGCATTAAATGTGGATTGAAAATATGCTTATCGCATCCCTTCTCTTGAGCTGCTTTCATCAATGGGTAACCAAACTTTTTACAAGCCCAAGTACCATCAGGCATAGCCTTTGAATAGACACAAGTGCGACAATTAATTAATGGGACTTCTTTGCCATGACATATGCCAGCCCGATCACAGAATTTACATTCATACCATGATGCTTTATTGCTGATTCTGGGTGGGGCTTCATTACCAAAGATTAGGTTACCAGCCCTGCCAATATATCTAGTCGATATGCTTTTATCGAATGTGATAATCTCAATATGGATATGGTCATCGTTTTTATTGACCGCGAAGTATACCCCGAACTTTAGCTTCATTTTGTCCATGCAAACCTGCATCTGAACATAGTGCTCATACTTACTATTCTGAACACCTTCTTTAACCACCTTCTTGAAGCTCTTATCATTATGAGTTTTGAATTCCCCATAGGCGGCTTCACCTTCTAATTCTGGAACCTTAACAACTGAATCAAGGGCCGAGCCAAAATGCCCACCATGATCTGATAATCTGAATTGCCCACCTTCATCTGTTTCGTACCAACATGGGATCTTTGCAGACTCCAACATTGCAATGAAATGAGCCTCCTCTAGATGCCCCCTATTAAATAGACGAAGTACCCTTTCTGGAAAATGGGCTTTTTGTACCCATCTGAAACCTAGCCACAAATCGAATGAACAACTTCTTCCAATCAATGAAGCACCAAGGTGAGAACGAAAACCATCTGATGAAGCCCGATACGCATCTTCTATCTTTGGTAATATCTTTTCTAAGGAAGCCCGATAAGCGGTGCCCTGATCATCCTCGATACTTTGCTCGATTCGTTCTTTTGTTATTGTGGCTAACCTCATATCATTTTTCCTTTATAAACCAACGAGTTATAGATTGTTATAAATACCATTGAATTCATGAGTTAAAAAACCCTTTAAAATCAATCACTTAGATCGTGTCCTCTGTGAATCTTTTCACCTAGTAGTACCCAAATTTAAAAACATTTCACAGACAATGCGATTATAAAAAAAGGTGGGGGATGTTACTCCACCCACCTAAACGGGTTACCTACTTTCTTATTATAATCATTATACTGGGTTATTCTTGCATCCAAGGTGGGAGGTCCGAGTCCGCAACGTCCGCAGGCATTTCCCCTATAGTGCCACCATCCGCAGCAGAGGTATTGGATTGGGCCTTCGCTGGTGCAGCCTTTTTTGCGGGTGGAGCCTTCTTGGCTGGTGCAAGTTCAACCCACTTGGCAATACCCTCATCAACCATTTCTTGATCATTACGTCCAGTAGCCTGCCACTCTTCATAAGTATAATCAGTATCGATCATCTCAAGTGTCTTGGCTGCTTTTGCCGCAGGGGCTGGTTTTGCCTTAGGAGCAGGTTTCGTTGCCTCAGCTGTATCACTGCCATTAGCCCAAGATGGTTCACCGCTGGCCGGTCCGCCCGCTGCAGGAGCTGCTCCTTCTAGTGCTCGGAAACCTTTAACTTCGTTGGAAGCCTCATAACCATCTGCAGCAGCTTTGATAACTACTTTAAGATCAAATGGGATACCATGAAGCTGCTCTGATGTTTCGCATTGGAGAACATTAACTGCATGACAAATTGCACTCAACTGTTCATTGGCAATTCTGACTGCTACTTCATTTTTATTATCTAGATTCAGGCGAATATAGAATTGGCGGTTCATAGCATCACCATTTATTACTTTTGCCACCATTTCTAAATAATGGCCATCACAGGCTTTAGTCTGCTTCATTTCCGATTCAGTGATCTGAACTGGATACCAACCTGCAGGAACTGGTGTAAAGTCGCCGCTTGATGGTTCTACTGCTGCTGCGTTGAAATTTAATGCTGCCATGTTATTTTACCCCTTCAAGGATTTTATTAAAAATATTGGTTAAGTTAGGTTGTTCAATTTGCTCTAATGATCCAGAGCGGTCTTTTGCTGTGTATTGTATATCAGGTTGAGTTTGGAGGTAACGGTATTCGTGACCATCTGTTGTCTTCCCAATACGTAAACAAAATACTTCATCAAATAAGTATGGTAGTTGTTGCCCAAGTTTAGATCCTGGCATTGAAGGACGATACCCAGATGTTCCATTCAGTTCATCTTTAAAGTATTCCTGCTTAGCCGACATATAGACGTTGAAGCCTTGTAAGTCGCGAAATGACTTTATTGTGGTAATCATCTTTTCAATTAATTCGCCGTAGGCTTGGCGAGGATCTTTGACCTGCTTTTTGGCATTTGACAATACCACTTCGCCGATCTCCGTTATTGAATCAATACAAATAGTTTCAAACTTTTTGGCATGCTTACTGGTATTAAACCAATTATATGCCTCTACGAGATCATCAACTGTCTTGATTTCAATTACGGGTATTTCTTCTTTTGCCAGTGAGAGTAAGCCTGACTCTGCTGATATAATTACAGGGCTAGGTGCTGTTGCGCAAAGTTTGGTTTTACCCATACCTGCGTCGCCATATACCAATGTTTTTATACCATTAAGATGAGCTGCCTCTTTTGTGGTAGTAAATTTAACTGCCATGATTATGCCTCTTTCTTAGGGGCTACAAGTTCTAGCGATGGTGAGGCGGGCTTGGTAATCAAAGCACCCTCGATAATATCTTTAAGTTTCTGAGGTAATAATTTATACCCAGCAGCGATTAATTTAGGTTCATACTTGACAACCATATCAAGCGTCCCTTCTGGGAACTTATCAGTGATTGCGGCCAAACTTGCTTGGTCAACCTTGACTGATTCTTTTTGAGTACCTTTAAGTTTGTACCCGTGGTTGAGTTCAAATATGTTAGCACCAAGTTTTGGTTCTGGGAAGGCTTCGACCATAATTTCTTTGCGAAGTCTCATTTCTTCTTTTTTGAGTTCTGCTATAGATTTTGCGGTATGATCCCACAAATTAATCTTTTCAAATAATGATAATTCCATCTTTATTCCTCTATTTAATTTAATTAATTATAATGCAGACTTGGCAAAAGAACTACTGCCAACCTGACCCTTTTACATAAATAGGTGATGATACTCCGTACTTAGAGAGTGCCGTCTTTTTATCAATTTCTACTATTATATCACTTTCACACATATCCTGTAGTGCTGCTTTGATATTATCTTGTGGTGTCTTAAAACCATTTTTGAACGAAGCCAAAGACTTCAAACGTCTCCGCAGAAAAGTATAAGGGACGACAGGTTCACCTAGTAATCTTTTTGGAACACTGTAACTATTCACTAATGTTTCATGACTGGTGGTAAAGTAAGCTTGGAATACCTTACGTACCTCAGCTTCATGTCTTGATGCACCGTGGCCTATTTCGCCTTTAGTAAATTTACTTTCTACTAAATTAATTCCAGTGGTGACCATAGTGATTGCCCATTCAGCAGCACCTCGGTCAATGACAGGTTTGTGGTGATTATTACCCACAGCAACCAAAGCAGCTAGGCGAAGGGCTTTCAAGTGTGCCCTATTCCATAACTGCTTATGAACTTCATTACTATCTTTAGCATTGATCATTGTATCAGAGTGGGTGTCAAATAGGTCTAATAATTTGGCGGCATCTGCATCCTGCTCAACGGAACAGCAGGTTTTATTATTTGCGGTATGACATGCGGTCATTACTAGGGCACTTAGTTTTTTGACTAATCCTTGAGGTGGTAATCGAAAAGCGTTGTCATTCTTCGTCACCCGAGTCCCGCTATATTCAATAATTTGAAATCTGGGAATAAGTCCTTCAGATATTAACTCTTCTGATAATGCTTGGTAAAAAGCTTCAGGGGTTGATTCACCCAGTAGGCTAAGATTAGGCGATTGAACCATTTCAGAATTATCTTCTTTCTTTGCATAAACTGATGGGTTTACAGAAGCCTTCGGACCAGACTTAGTATACAGATTAAGTAGCGCTTGGCGATACATTACCATGTGAGCAGGTGTATTAGATCCACTCATTGTCTGCATAAGAAGACCAAACTCTGCAAGGATTGTTAAGAAGCAGGGCTGCTCTGCCATGTGTTTCATCAAAGCCTGACCAGATGAGAAACTTGCTGGACCTGAGAAACCATAAACAGTTGGTACCTCTTTTGCAATGGCATAATATAATGCGTCAATACCGCTTGACATACCTTCTTTACCAGTTCCTGTTCCACCTAATAATACTAGGTATTGATTTAAGCCAGTACCTGATATCGAATATGAACGGGAGCTGATCCCTGCTATCATACCAATCGCTGCCGCCAATGCCATTTCCCTAACTGGTCTAATCGCAGCGGAATAAATATACTCGGCTACTTCCCCAACTAATCCAGCAGGAAAAATACAAGCCTTTTGAGGGGCCAGTTTAGGTTCTGGTTTGGTATCACCTTTCAGCATCTGATCCTTTAATGCTGTGAAGTCTATCTCAGGTTTCGGAATTACTTTATCCCTTGCCCGACTAAAAGTGTAGTTGAGGTATGGTCTTGGTTTACTTTCACGAAACATTCCGCTGAGTTCGAATAACCTTTTACCTAATTCATCTGACTCTGTATTTTCACAGATGATCATTGCCATATTAAAATCAGCGTCTGATTGACTTTGATAGTTTAACCTACCTTCCCAATCACCTTTGCATAGTAATTCATATTCATTAACCACATATGGGTCATTCATTATTTCATTATGCAAATCTTCGACGTCAAATATATCAATATTGGATGAATCAATAAACGTAACTTGAGTTTTATGAATCCTATCCATTTCAGAAATCAGTTTATTCAAAAGCGGTTGGTGTTCATTTATTGGCTTCAGCTCATGGAGAGGGTTACCAGTTGTAATCATATACCGTTCAGATGAATAAATTTCGACGTTATCTTTTTTGAATCCTTTTGGTGTCTTGCCTTTTGTTATTATGTGGACACCTTTACCAGACTGACTTATCTCTGCATAGCTGTCAAATGCCTGAATAATTTTACTATGGCGAACTTCCTGATCGCTGTCCTTAGGAGTATCAAGATCTATGATACAATATGGGTCATCTTCAGTTAGGACAAAACCAACATGGGGGAACATACCTTGGCTCTTTTCACTAAAGGCCATTGACTGTTCATAGCTGTCCCATGTTCGAGAATCAGTGGGGCTTGCCAATTTACCATTACGCGGATTAATTGGACGCTTATTAACATCAGCGCATACCCATTGCCTGAGTCCTATTAGTTCTACAGGAATCATATGGCTACTCTTCTATAATTTTTGTACCAGTTAAGAATTCGTATAAACATTGAACTCGGTTGACAGATGGGTTCTTAAATTCACCTGCTGAGAATTTGGATAGCCAGTGGTAAGGAATACCAGTTGCCAATGTTACACCAACAAAATCTAATTCATGATCACCTAATAGTTTCCTTGATGCTTGCATTAAAGATTGCTCTTTATCAAAGTCGTGAATATTATGTTCTTCTTGGTCAGCCATAGTGTTTTACCTATAAGTTATATTTTAACGAAGTTTAATAATAAGCCTATTTACCCATGATTAAAAGTGATTATTTTAATTATTATGTTGCTGGGTGATCTATTGTGACCTATAATTAAATAAAGATTAAATAAGGAATACGTTATGACCACATATAATTTAATGCAGGCTCTAAATTACTTCAATACAGAATTTGGTTTAGATAGGAAATATACTACTAAGGATATAGTTTCCCATACTCAGAAAAATGGGGAACTAGTTTGGGTCAATAGAATAACAGGGGAAGTTCTCCCTCGTTAAATATTACTCTAATAGATGTATCTAAATGGTGCACTATGACTCAAGTTTAGTTATAATATTTATATTGAATCGGAACACAAAAGAGTAAAGCAAATGTTTAAATCAAATGACGAAGCGGCAGTAAAATATTTCAACGCAATCGCAGGCGCAAAGCAAATTGGCATCTTCGATGTTATTTACAAACACATTGAGGATGTACCAACTTGGATCAATCTTGAAACTTGCGAAACCGTTACTGAAGCTACTTTGGAAGGATCAGATCATGCTTAAAATTGATATCTTAATATTTGAACTTGAAGCAAAAAGGCGCGAGGATAGGCGAGAGCTTTTAACCGTCATCTTCTCTTATAGATTTTATCACCAATTACTTAATGAAGGAATATGGGATAACTGTCTTGGTGGACAAGTTGGTAAATTCTTCCACGGTTATCGATGCACCCTCGCCAATATGTCGGATGCTGCAGATTTTAGAATAGTAAAGAGATAGAGGATCAGATCATGTCAGAAGAAGAATTTAAAAAAGTAAACTACCTTTGTATTGGTTCAGTTCATCTGCAGGGTAACATTAAAGGAATCGAGTTCAGAGAGCTGGATGAAAATAATCAGGAGACAGGTAAAAGTCGTTGTTTCAAAAAGACCCAGTATAAGAATTGTTATGCAGGTGTAATGTATTGTATCAAATCAACTGCTGACCGTATGATGAATGCGACTGATTGGATTGGTACTTTGACTGATGAGAAACGCCGATTGGAGATAGTAACTGCATCGAAAGCAGTTGATACAGAATTCGCCTCAGTCACACAACGGAAGAAATCGGAAAAGGATAACACGGATATACTAGGTTGCCTTGACCCTATAAGGAAGGCGTATAATAAAACTAATGCGCAGGGCAGGGCCGCAATAATGGCGCAGGCAATTCTATACATTCAAACTGGGAGTAAGATGAAATGAGTGAATATTGCAGAATACATAATCAGGACAACTGTCAACAATGCATGTTTGATAATCTAGCCAAACAACTGATGACAGACAATCAACGCAATACCGATAAAATGGTAAGAGCACTTAAACCACCTATCAATCGTAAACGCCGTATTGATATGCCTTTAATGATAGCACAGGTGATTTCAATTATTGTGTTTGTCGGGTTTATTGTTTTCCAAACAACTCGAGGAGGCTAGCATGAACAATTCTGATAAAGAATTTAAGCCTGTAGTTATAATCAGCCAAGATATGCTCAACGTGGACTTTGCTAAATTTGTAACAACACTAGCGCCTATGTTTGGTATATCCTTAGGACAAGCAGGTGCTCAGTTTGATGCCCTTGCGAGAGCTTTTAATAATGTGGAATTAAGACCGCTCATTCCAGATTTAGGTGAGATTAATCTTGCAGGGACAATAACTGGTAGGATATCTGGTGCTAGAGCCAACTGTATTATTATAGATGATCCATTTCGTGATGTTGATTTTAAATCACTAAGAGAATCGATAGAAGATTTTAGCGAAGCGGTTCAAGAACCAGACGAAACTGGATTAGATAAACCAATGGCGAATCGACCTGATGGTTGGTATCGTGAAGCATTTAAGACTAGGGGAAGAAGATGAGGTATTCAGAAGTTCCAAATTGTCATAAAGACCATGTTAAGCAAATTGCTCACAGCCTTGATCCTAAGTGCTGGGAATCTTACTCAGGTAAACCGAAACGGGAAAAGATGTTTATTGACCAGTTAAGAAGTCGCGCTTTAGATCAGGCAGCGGAACAATGGGCAGATAACACTATGCTGATTCCGACCGAAGATATTTCTGCCCTGCATCAGGAAATCAGCGATCTCAAAATACAATTAGAAGGAGAACAGAAACATAACAACTATCTAGAAAGCATGAGACCGCATTGGGCAGAAGGTCATACTAGTGATAGCATAGCCGCCCAAGCCTCGACAGCAGCTCTAAGTTCAATATGGGATTTTCTCGAAGTTGATAGTCAAACTATGGCGATGCAGAAATTGAATGCTGATCGAGATTACACTGCTAGGGCAACTAGAGTGCTGGCCAGGTTTTCAAATATCATTAATAACCTCCATGACTTCGATAAAGACTTAGAGTTCAAAGGTGATCAAGGTTCAGAGCGTCGAGAATTCGAACATGGTCAATATTGCGGACGAACCATCTTAGCAAACGAGCTGAGGACCATTTTATTAGACAAACAAACTGGAGTAATAAATTAAGATGATTTGTGGATATAATCTACTTCATGTCTTATAATTAAGGTAGATTATAACAAAGGGATAGAACGATGCAAAGCAAAAAACAATTTGAACTAATGGCCAATCATAAGGCACCGAAGATGGATTTTCTTTTAGTAGCAGCGAGTCTATCCATTATTGTAATCAACGTGATTGTCATTGCAGCCGTATATAATATGTAACACCTCCAAGACAAAATTCCCTTATCTTTCAATAAGTTAAGGGAATCTCTTTTCCTTCGATTTTATTTTTCCTTTATCTTTCAATAAGTTATGGTGTATCCAAATGTACTTTTGGAGTACCTCTACTGTAAAAATACAGCAATCTAGTAGAAAATCTAGGGAAATTGCGGAATATAGGTGTCCACATTGAGGGGGTAAAAAGTAAAATTACCTTATATTTCAATAAGTTATGGGGCAGATTTTCCGCAAATTTATTGAATACCCTCAAAATTACAAATAATCTATATATATTTCAATAAGTTAAGGTGCATCAAGGGAAAAAGGTAGGGGTCCCTATATAAATAAATAAATATAAAAAGTAGATTAGATTGATATAAATATTATTATTATTTATATATATATACCCCCTACCTTTATACCTATATATATATAACTTATTAATTTATAAGGAGTTTTTTCAATCTAAATAGGTATGAAGAGGGTAGTAGACTGCTTGGAGGCCACATAAACAAAGGGAACCCCCTAAATTATGAAGGAATCTAATGGTTAAGTGATGCAATGATCAATTCATTTGTTATAGACTATAGGTGGAATTGGTATAATAGGGTATGTTTAATTAATAGGAATTGTGATGGCTAGTGTAGGCAGAGGATCTAAGAATAAAGGAGCTAACGCTGAAAGAGAAGTGGCGGCATTACTCCAACCAATTATCGATAGAGTATATAACGATGCAGGATTAGTCCCACCAAAGATGGAAAGGAATCTGGAACAGACCCGAGGTGGAGGATATGATTTGATTGGTATTGATTGGTTAGCTTTAGAAGTTAAGCGACAAGAGCAATTGTCTATAAATAGTTGGTGGGGTCAAACACTGAGACAAGCGAGAAGTAACCAGATGCCTGTTTTGATTTATAGGCAGAATCGAAAGAAGTGGCGGGTTATGATGTTTGGTGGTTTGAAGGTTCAGAATGGGAAGTGGTTGAAAGTTACTGTGGATATAACAATAGAAGAGTTTCAGAAGTTCTTTTATCATAAAATGCATCAGAACCTTCAGGATCAATAATCTACCGTAAACCCGTTGAAAAATTGGACTGGCTAACTTACAATTTAAACAAATCAGAAATCAAGAACAACAAAGGATCAGACGCAAATGAGTAAACCTTGGCAAGACGAGAGTACTGAAGTGTCACCAGATGGTGCAACACTTAAACCTTGGGACCATGGTTTTGATGCTGATGAACTTCCAAAGACGCCAGCTGTTCGTAGACCAAAAGGAACTGGTCGTCAGATCAATGCTGATAAAAGATTAGAGAATTTTAAGGGCAGACAGTTTAGTGAATTGTCCCCTGAAGATAAAGCTGCCGCTACTGAGAAGGCAGTTGCTAGTAGAGCTGCTACCCAAGAAAGAGTTGCTAAGCGAATAGTCAAAGGCCAGCCTGTAAATGCTAAACATTTCTTAACTGCCCATGAAGTAATGGAAGCCCATGACTTTGATCCAATGGAACTGCTCATGAAGGTGGCTCAGGGTGAAGCTTTGTATGATGACCATCCATTCATGCCTATCCTAGAAAAATATCTTACCATGATTGAAGAGCGAATTGAATTTGATGATGGGTTCGGTGTTAAGGGTTTGATGGGTCAGCTTAGAGTCGAGGCTTGTGGTTATCTTGTAGACAGCTACACTCCGAAAGAGCATAGGATCAATGTTGCTAAGGAGCTGCTCCAATATGCTAGACCTAAATTGAAACAGACTGAACATATCACGAGAGCCCCTGATGACGAAGAAGGTCTAGGTAGAGCTACTCCCCTCACAGAAGAAGACATCCAAGAATTTGATAAGTGGTTCAACACCGAATATTAAATCCAAAAATAAATGTTGCCTTTTAAATAAACACTATTCATAATAATTTCACAGATAGGGAAGTTTGTGTTTATGTGTTAATTGTAATCGGTCCTTTCCGACCACAAACCGTCCACTTGGTAAAAAGACCCCTGCTGTCGCCATCGGTGGAGCTGGATAGCGTAACCAGCACTTATCATCATATCCCTCCTTGAATATATCCATCATTGCATTATAATTAATTCTTACTAACAGTAGAGATTAATTCCATGATTAAAGAACAGCAGATAGTCGAACAACAGCTTACCCGTATTATAGATATCTTCCATTCAACTGAAGGTAACATCAGACCCCATTTTATGTTGACCGGTCCAAGTGGGTGCGGTAAGTCTCATGTGGTCAAGAACCTAGCCCTCAGAGCTCAATTAAATTATATCGAAGTTAATGCAGCCCAGCTTACCAAAGAAGGAACAGCTGGTAATAGTTTAAGTAAAGCATTAGCTCCTCTAGCAGAAGCAGGTGGTCGAATGACGTTATGCTTCGTGGATGAATTTGATAAACTATTCGTATCAGGTAACAACAATAGCCAGCTGGCCCATGAAACTACTAATGGTGTTCAGAATGAATTCCTGCGGGTGCTCGAATCTGATACTGCTTCTGTCTTTGGTGACTATGGTAAGTATAATGAGGTGGGAGTATCCAATGTTCTATTTGTATTTGCTGGTGCATTCAACAATGAAAAGAATATGGACCTAGATAAGTTACGTACCATTGGGATCAAGACAGAGTTCCTTGGTCGGGTTAGTTTGATTTACAATCTTGAGAAGCTTAGTCTTGATTCGATGTATCAGGCTCTGATCCATTCCCCATTGTTAAAGAGTTATGCACAATTGTTTCCTGACGTTAATGTCAAGGAGGCCATCAAGGTGATCATGGTAGCAGTAACTGATATGCACGAAAACAATTCCCTCGGTATCAGATTGATCAATACCCTACTCAACCAATACTACATCAATGATGGTAAGCTTGATCATAACGAAGTACGCAAGACTACATTCCAAAAGAGTCTATCATTTAAACCTGATACAGTTGGACATATAGAATAGTATGCATTATAATTAATGTATCAATTGGAACACAAAGAAAGAGAGAAAGATGAACACACTAACTACACTTAAAGCAGATATCGATACAGCTCATACCTTCCACGGGTCAATGCTTGTCCTTACTCAGATTCATTTATTCGTTACTGATAATGACGTCACTGTTTCAGATAAACTTGAAATACTTGAATATGCTGATTTACTTGGGAACTTCGATCCAGAGGAAACTTACAGTGTCGAAGAGATTGTAAGTACCTATATACAGGAGCAGTTACCCAAAAGTTAATATGCTTCATACCACGTTAGTCTAACGATTAACGTGGTATTTTACCCCCAATGCATTATAATTAAATCTAATAAAGCAGAGGAAGAAAACAATGACTTTAGTAACCACAGCGGCTGAGAATTGGATCAACGATAAAGTAGAAATTAAAATCCTTGACGAGAATAACTTTGAAGTTCAGGGTTATACTTTCAGAAAGGGTACACCTACTATCATCGACGATTTTGAATTCACCCCAGTATTCAGTCTAGAGCATGACAAGGTAGCCCCCACTTATGAAGTGGTTCGGGAACTAGTTGTTAACAAGTGGAGTACTGAAGGATATCAGATCCGTGAAGGCGATATAGAACGGGTCGGTGAAACAGTTGAAGCTGCAGTAGCTAAGATTGTGGCAATGTGTTATTAACATCCTACTAGCAGGGGATAACCTATGACTAAGCGAATACCTATTATGACCAAGGACGAAATATATTCAATTGATCTGAAACAAGAACAACAAGATCTAATCTTCCTAGCCATCGACCTCTATGTGTTAGATAATAATCATAGTTGTGCAGACAGGGCAGAAGTGATCTGTTGGTTCCATGCTAATGTTCTGAAGTGCGATAGTTGCAGATCAGATTATGTCAGTGATGAGGATTTCGTCTCTGCTTATATCGATGTCATGTAGGAGGATCTGATGCAATATGATTATTTGTTCTCTCAGCACCATCGTTCTTGGATTATCATACTGCAAGAAGAAGGTGAGCCTACTTGTACTTTTGTAAAAGTTTGGCGTGGGAAACGTAGGGCGGCTGAAGTTGAAGCTGATCGTTTAAATAATGAGGAGAAGACAAATGAAAACACTCAGGAAAACACTCAGGAAAGCAGTTGAAGACCACAATGGTATCTGGCCATTTCAGAATAGTGATATACTATGGTGGAGCCAAGCTCGTCGTGAATACTTTGGTAATAAAGTCGAACTTGGTGACTATGAAGTGTGTAAGCGTCATGAATTCGAGCAGTCGGTCCGTGAAGGAACTGATCCTAAGGACTGGTATGATTATGTGAAGCAGGAGAAGATCATTGATCCACCTATCGGTACTAATTGCGAAATGAAAACTTATGGAGATTGGTTTCCTACCGTTATCATTGGTGAGCACCTTGGTTCCCTAATCGCCTATGCTTCTGATCCTACTGTAATGTATGATTACATTAGTGTAGAGCCTGAGTATGATTTCCGCCCGACTGACTGGGCTAAGGATTCTGAACGAGGTGAGTTCATTGGTCTGTGTAAAGATAAAGTCGGGCTCCATAAATCAGTTGAAGGTATCTATGCAGAGATATATGATTTGATAAGGGCGGGAGAACTTGAATGAAATTAACAGAGCTACTTGATATGCCTATGCACACTAGTGTAAAGGTTAATTCAACTGGTTCAGCTCTTCGAGTAGTTGGCGGCTGGTTATATACCATCTCGACTTATGGTCATAAGGCCCATAGCTCTACAACTACTTTCGTTCCTGAACCTAAGACTTTACCAGAACCGTTTAACATTAGGAGTAATTGAAATGATTGAATTTAATTTGTGGCTAGTGATATATGGGTGGGGAGTTGTATATAGTTTTGGTTATAGTCTCTCTGCTTGGATGTATAGTAGTGCCAAGGTTTCATTCTGGGCAGTAATAGGAGTAAGCTTTACAAGTTGGTTTATGCCTGTATGGCTTATCATCTTATGGGCAGCTCGTTTGTTTCGTAGGTGGCGGTCGCATCGGGCTTGGGTAAAACAATACAATACGAAGTATAGGAAGACAAGATGATAGTTGAAATCAATTTAATAGCATTAGCCTATGGTGCTGGCTTCGTTGCTGGCTTCTGGTATGGCTTGGGCATAATCCTTAGTGAGAATGAGAACGAGGATTTCTTCCCAACTATTCTTGCCTCCACCTTTGTTGGCCTCTTTAGTTGGTGCTATCCTTTATACATGTTCTGGCAATTCATGAAACGAAAGATACTCGGGTGGCAGATTAGGAAGATTTGGAATAAACGTAAAAAGAAAAAGTAGCCTGCTCCTGTGAGTGGGTTTTTTGTTCCTGATCGTGGTGCCCTTTGTTTAAAAGTGTACTAAGATATAAACAATATTATAAAGGAGAATAAAAAATGGCTAAGAAGAAAGGAACAGATGAGAAGGCAGTACCAGATGCTAAGGCTCGGGTACAAGCTAAACTAAAAGCAGAAGGTTATACTTGTGCTGAAGGTGAGAAGGCTTTTGATCTTATCGAACGGTATATGGGGGATGCTACTACTACACAGAGCCAATTGAAAAATCAACTTGACCAAGCAGACGAGACAGCCGAAGGTCTCAAGGTAATGTTAGATGATGCAATGGATCATAAAGATGATGCACAGGCTAAACTCTTGATGATGGTTAATGCTCGTGAAGGTGAACCCGAGCAACACATATCCCACCTGATTGAACTATTGAAAGAAAGTTCTTCTGGGTTTGCAGACGGGTTACATTATAGATCATTCTGTTTACGTGTTACCCAAGCCATCGAAAAGATTGAAGGTCCAGCCATTAGGCTCTGATCATGGGTGGGCGATGCCTTTCGTCCATGCCCATCACTAAATTATCCCCGTTAAAGCCTAGCATAAGTACTGAGGTTCCAATTACATTTTAGTGAGGGCTTGTCTTCTAACCGACATTAATATATATTTACAAGAAAATTACAGGGTTATTATATGTTACCAGCTAACCACACTAGAATGCTAAAGCATCTATGTGAATCGTCCCATCTACATTTTACTAAATACTTCTTCAAAGAGCGGGAGACTTCAAAGTTCCTGATTGGTCACCATCACGCTTTAGTATGTAAAACACTGGACCGAGTATTGAGCGGAGAGATTAAAAGACTTATTATTAATATCCCGCCTGGATATACCAAAACGGAATTAGCTGTAATGCATTTTGTTGCTAGGGGCTTGGCTCTTAACCCTCGCGCTAAATTTATTCATACCTCTTATTCAGCATCCCTAGTTAATCTGAACTCAGCTAAGACTAAAGAGATCATTCAGTCAGAAGCATTCCAAGAACTTTGGCCAATGCAGATGCGAGCTGATATCCAAGGTAAGAAAGAATGGTACAATACTCAAGGTGGCGGATTGTATGTTGCTCCTTCAGGTGGTGCTATAACTGGTTTCCGTGCTGGCCGAATGGAAGAAGGATTCACAGGCGCCTTCATAGTGGATGATCCATTAAGTGCCGATGATGCTTTCTCTGATCCGAAGAAGACTCAGATGAATAGAAGATTTCCTGGCGTGTACAGATCCCGTCTAGCCCATCAAGATGTTCCGATGATTGTTATCATGCAGAGGGTTGCACCAGATGATCCGACTGCATTCTTATTAAATGGTGGGACTGGTGAAGTATGGCATCATCTGAACCTACCAATTACTATTGATCATGATGCACCCAGAACTAATTACACTCACGGCATCCCAATCGAATATGAATTAGAAGAAGGCCCACTGTGGACAGCTAAACATACAGCAGAGCAGATCGAAGAACTTAAATCAGAACGGTTTACTTATGCTGCTCAGTATATGCAAGAGCCTATGGCGCTCGGTGGGAATTTGATAGACCTAACAAAAGCTAGTAGGTATTCCGGTGATATCATCAGAGGGGCTAATGATAAGTTAACTTTGTCTTTAGACACCGCTAATAAAGACGGTGAGTTGAACGATAATAGTATATGCGAAGCATGGCTAACAAAAACTAATGGGAAAAAATATTTACTTGACGTGTGGTGTGACAAAGTAAAATACCCTATACTAAAGAAGACAGCAATTGACCTTATCTCTAAATGGCTACCAAATGAGGTGCTGATTGAAGATAAGGCTTCGGGGCAACAGTTGATCCAGGAGTTGCAGTTACTAGGGATTCAGAATATCATAGCAATAGATCCCGGACGGGAATCTAAGGTTATGAGAATGGCGAATGAAGTATCGCCAATCGATAATGGAACAGTAGTACTGCCAGAGACCGCTCCTTGGTTATTTGACTTTGAACAAGAGTGCAAAAACTTTCCTGCAGGGACGAAGGACAGAGTTGACGCAATGTCCCAATATCTCAAAAGGGAAAGAACTCGGTTCGAAGTCTTCGTCGGATAGAAGGAGACGCCATCATGGCCACATCATTAACACCAGTACTAATCACTGGCAATACAAGCGTAGATTTATATGCAGCAACTGGTATCGCAGTTGGTACTCAGGTAATAATTCAAAACACTGGTAATCAATCAATTGCGATTAGTGAATCAGCTGTAGAACCAATTTCAACAACAGGTTACAATGTTCTTTACCCACGCGACTTTTTGCAAAGCGAAGTTACTCCTGTAGGTATCTGGGCAACAAGTCACACAGTAGGGAACGGGCAACTTCAAGTAGAGGAGCTTTAGTCATGGGTGCCTTTACACCAGTAGATGGTATCCTTGGACCACCAGACAGTAATGTGGTTACCTACCAAAACATACCTACATCAAGTCGTGAAGAATATACTCAGCAATCCAGTGGTGATTGGATTAGTGGAGAAGAGATAGTTCTTAATGGTTCTTTCGATAACGGTGAAGATGATTGGATTTTAGATGACTCTGGCGGTACTCAAACAGTTGAGGTAGTCGGTGGTCGAGCACACATTATATCAGATGGCTCATCAGCTAACTTCAGGCAAAATGTACTGACAGAAGGAAGAACCTACCAAGGTGAAATGGATATTGAAGTTATCTCAGGTGAAGGTAAATTGCAACTAGGTTCTGAAGGTGTGAACAGTTCAATCACAGAGCGCATTTCACATATTTTTCAAGATGTCAGTAACAATGCCTTATTCGTATCAAGGAATGGAGCATGTGAATTCTTTGCAGATAATGTATCCGCAAAACGAGTTCTAGAATATGCTGGAGGTGATATAACTCCAGGCATAGAGGAATATAAGATTGACCTAGATGGAACTTCTTCGTATTACGAACTTGAACAGCCAGTAACACTTATAGAGGATTTTGAAATTACATTTGATTTCCAATTAGCCTCCCTAACAGCGGATCGTTGTTTCTTGTCAGATTTCCTAGTTGCTGACATTAGTTTTATAAGAATTGATCCAGTTAATGGCAGTATTGATATGAAGATTGGTGGAACATTCGTAAGTGATGACGGGGCATTCATAGCAGACAAAGAACTACATACGTTAAAAGCTGTAAGACAAAACGATGATATAACTATATTTTTAGATGATGTTCTAATTTCTACCTACCTAAACAGACCGCAGCCATTTACTGTTGCTGCAATAGGCAGCAGGAATGGCGTCAATCCAAACTACTTTGATGGTATCATCAGTAACGTTGAAATGATCGACTTATCTGTTAGTAATAATAACACTAGTTTTGCATTGAATGAACCCACAGCTAATGTTGAAGCATCAATCCAGAGTAGGTCAGCAACACCAATAATTATTCCTGGCAAATCTAGTATAGATCTGTATGCAGCAACAGGAATCCCTGTCGGTACACCGCTGACAGTTCAGAATACTGGAAATCAGCAGGTCAGAGTTACTGAATCTGATGTAGACCCACTTGCCAGTACTGGATATAATGTTTTAAACCCTCAGGACTTTTTACAAAGCCCAGATACACCAATCGGTGCATGGGCAATTAATACAAATATTGGCGCAGGCCAATTACAAGTAGAGGAGGCATAATCATGTCAGGATTTAAACCAGTAGGCGGAGGTGATGGTTTATCACCTGCGCAAGAAGACGCAGTGGATTCGATTATAAATTTAGCTGATGATTCCGTTCCTAAAGTCGAGAGCGGGATATTGGTAGAGTCTGGAGCTAAAGTTTCGGACCCTGAGCAGAACTGGCTATTTGACAATGCAAAAGTCGAAGTAGCGCCCGGAGCTGTTGAAGTCGGTGAGGTTCTACAACTCAGTGAAGGTGTAGGAGATTTAGTTGTTGTTGACCAACTGCAAAATCAAATGTCTATCAACGTGGCATCAGATTTTATAGATGGTGTAGGCAGTTCTGCCCCAACATTTCTTGACTTCGGTCCACCTCAATCATTAGTATTACAACCTGTTGATACTACCATCTTAACTAGTAACCCATTAAATTTCTCCATTACATCTGGAGTCGTTGCACCTAACTCTAGATTGACAGACAGATTTATTGTACGAACAAATGGACCTATGACTAACTTCAGAGCAAGAGTCATGGACAATGTAACTGGATTGACACTGCGTTACATACCTAGTAAGGCTATATGGGATGCTGGTGTTGGTGGATTCAACATTGGTACGGGTGATATAACTTTCTTCTTTGCTGCTATTGGAACAAACACTACAACTGATTTCTATCTTGGCTATGTTCCGTTTTTAAGTCAACCAGCACAGCAATTAGATATCACAATAGAAGCAGACACTGTGGATATGAAAGGAGATGTAGGTGACTTACCTTATGCTGCAATCGAAGCACATGATGGACCAATGGTCGAACTTGCTACTACTGTTAATTTGGCATTGAAGCAAGATGTGTCAGAGAAAGGCGTTGCAAATGGCTATGCTGGTTTAGATGGTGCTGGACTTGTCCCTGCTGCTCAACTACCTGCTGCCTTAACAGACGCACAGATAAAAACACAGTATGAGAACAATGCAGATACCAATGCCTTTACTGATGCAGAGCAAACTAAACTCGGTAGTTTAACAGGTGGTAGATATCTTGGTGTCTTTGCTGATCTCACTGCCTTGCAGACTGCTCACCCAACAGGAGTAATGGGTGATAATGCAACAGTAACATCTCCTGATGGTAATCTGTTCTATTGGAATGGTGCTGCTTGGGCAGATTCAGGTACAGGGTTCATAGGTGATATGCTTAAAGCTGTCTATGATCCAACTGCTATAAATGCAAGTGCTTTTGTTATGGATAACATGACAGAAACAGCAACCGCTAAAATATTTACAGACGTTGAACGTTCTAAACTTTCAGGTATAGAAGCTTTAGCAGAAGTTAATAATATATCTGATGTTAATGCAACTGATTTAACAGATGCAGGCGATACGGCTCTACATTTCCATTCTAGTGATAGAGCAAGGGCTAATCACACAGGTACACAAACTGCCAGTACGATCTCTGACTTCGATACTGAGGTCAGTAACAATACTTCTGTGACTGCTAATACTGCAAAGGCAACCAATGCTACACATACAGGTGAAGTAACAGGCTCAGGTGTTTTAACTGTTGGACCAACTGCTATTAGCAATAAAACATCAGTACCCGCAACTGCCGCGATGGAGATATTGGTCAATGATGCAGGCACCTTAAAGAAAGTTGAAGCAGAAGATTTTCTTCCCAAGGTATTACCTTCACTTACAGTGACGGCGAATGCAAACATTGACTCTTTGGATATCACTTCACTGGCACCAGATGGGATTTTGTTTATAGACATAGTTCAAAACCGTGATGTCAAAAGTTTTCTAGGTGGCGTGGATGGTCAAAGAATCACAATATCGAACCTTTCAGTTAATAATGTAAAATTGAAGTTTGAAAACGGGATTGATGAAATGTTCAGGACTGAGGGAGGTGTAGACCAAACTGTTGGCGATTATGGCGGGTTTACAGTTATATACCATGCTGCATCAGGTTTCTGGTATGCTACTGGAATTAATATATAGTAAAAATAAAAGGATCAGTGCAATTTAAAAGTCTAAGTTGCATTTTTCCTTTATTGATATTAAACTAGCAAAATAGAGAATGTGAGGACGGTAAATGAAACCCGAAACTAATACCAAGATAAAGACACCACTTATAAGTACTCGTGGTATCGAAAGTATTTCGACCGGTTCAACTCAAGCCGTGGCCCTATCCGATTTCAGCATTGTTGAGACAGCAGCCGATGGTTATAAGACTAACGGTTGGGTTAGACGATGTGTGGACATAATCGCAGCACAAGCAGCTGCTCCTCCTTGGGTAGTCGAAGACGTAGATGGTGAAATCATAGAAAACCATCCACTAGCAGTTGCTTTCAATGCCCCGCACCCACAAATGACACGTACCCAATTGATTAAAACAATAGTCAAATGGATGGAGCTTGTTGGTATTGCACCAGTAAGAGTCTTCCGTGAAGGCAGTCAGATCAGATTTGGTTTAGTTAACCCAAACAGAATTCAAGCCGTCATCCCGCAAACTGGTGATCTACTTTATTCCGCTTTTGCAGTTGATTTTACAGGTTCAGGATCATTTGTATCATCTAGTGACTACTCATTAGAGACCATGATGATACCCCGTTATTCTGATCCTGCTAGTCCAGCAAAAGGTGTTGGTACTTTAGAATCTGCAGCAATTACAGTTGACCAAGATAATAACCAAGGTATCTGGAATGTAGGCCTGATGCAGAACAGAGGTCGGGTAGATGATGTATTTACCACAGATCAGAACCTTGACAAAACACAAGGGGATACCTTGACGCAGAGGATCTGGGAAAAGATTCGCGGTAGAGCAGGTGCCAAAATTGGTAAACCTTTAGTCCTAAGTAACAATCTGAAGTATGAGCGTATGGGCTTGACTCCAGTTGAAGTTGACTTTATTTTGTCCCAACAATTCAATCGGGAGAAGACCTGCGGTATCTTTGGTGTCCCAGTTCAATTAGCTGGTAGCGAAGAAGCATCTACATTTAATAATTTTTCATCTTCAATGAGAGTATTGTGGGAAGGAAAGATATTCGATGTATTAAATACCTTGCGAGATGAATTTAATTTATTCTTCTTGGCTAACGGGTTATTAACTGAAGGCCAACGTTTCACTTATGACACCAGTAAGATATCTGCTTTGCGGGATGACGAAGGTGCCAAGGCTGAAACTGCTAAAACTTATTATGATATCGGAGTTCCAGTAGCTCAGATCAATGATCGTCTGGCCCTTGGGTTTGAAGAGTACAATGGTTGGGACCAACCTTTTAATGGTTTGCAAACACCAACTGCCCAGACTTCCGAAAGATACTTTAGCCTCAAAGAAATTGAGCACCGTCAAATAGAAGTTGAATCTTTGACCCTAGAAAGATTAACTGAATCAATTGTCAAACCAGTATATGCCGAAATGTTAAGAGAACAGGAAGCAGCTATATTTGCAGACCTAGATGGTAACCGATTTGACGCAGCATCATTTGAAAGATCACTAAAGGCCGTTACCGATGTTTCATTTATGGAACGAGCCGGAGCTGCTAACTTTAATGTGGCAAGACAATTTAGTGAAACAGTTATCGTACGCACGGATAATAAAATCGAAGTTCGTCAAGAAGAAGGTTTTGATAGAACCTTAGAAGGATTCCTGAGACGCGAAGCTGGTTTACTAGAAGAAGTATCCCTGATCAATACATTAACCACTGCTGCAATCATAGAGCAGGTTCAGGACTTCGTTGAAAATAACAAATCATTAGATCAACTGAAACAAGCTATCCAAGACGTAGGTATATTTGATCCTGTCAGGGCTAGTCGCATTGCACGTACCATTGGTACCAATGCAGCATCAATTGGTCAATTTGTAGCAGCACAAGAAACTGGAGCAACACTGAAGACTTGGAATGTTGCGGGTTTTGCTACCCGTGATATCCATGATAGCAGAAGCGGGGAGACTGTACCTATGTCGGCTCGGTTCTCAGTTAAATCAGGGAGTATCGGACCACGCTGGCCAGGTGATGCAGATGTAGCTGCAGATGATCGTATTAACTGTAGGTGCTTCCTAACTTATCAGGTACAATAACTTCTATATTAATTAAGGGCTTAATCATGTCAAAAGAAAACAAGGTAATAACAAGAGCTAACGATGACTGCCTGCGTGCTGGGAATCGGGACGATGCTCAAGAGCAAGGAATCATTGAAGGTTACTTCGCTCGCTGGGGTCAAGTTGATTCCCACAATACTCGCTTCCAGAAAGGGTGCTTTGCTAAATCGATCAGTGAGCGTATGAACAAAATTGTTGTTCGTAACTCCCATGGTAACCCAGTTGGCAAGCCTTTAGAGATTCGTGAAGATGACAAAGGTGCTTTCTTCTCAGGCCAACTTAGTTTAGAAGTTCAAGAAGCACGTGAAGCATTCGCTCTAGTCCGTGATGAAGTAGTTACTGGTTTATCTTTTGGTTTCCAAAACGTGAACGACAAGATTGAAAAGGATGGGATCAGAACCTTTACAGAAGTGAAGCTTCTAGAGATCAGTCCTACATGGTTACCTTCAGGTGATGATTCACGTATCACAAGTGTTCGTGATGGCGAAACAGCAGATGAAATAATCGAAGAACGTTCAGAAGATTTCTCTGAAACTGTTCTTGCTGGAACTGGCCCTCTATTGTGGGGATCTATACAAGAAACAGTTTCTGACATTTGGTGGTCTTGGATATTCGGCGAACTAGATGCAGCTGAAACATTGGCCGCTATGGATAAAGCCCTTAATGACTTCCACGCATCCTACTTAGAATTTACTTCTAACTGGATTCAATTACAAACTAGTGATGATGACAGTATGCGTGCATCACCAGTTAACGCATTACAGCAAGCAGTCGCGTCTACTTTGAAAGAAGAAGAACGCACTGTTGAAGATTTCGCGGCCGAGTATAAACTCACCGACGAAAATGTAAAACAGCTATGCCGCGGTCAGCACATAGTCGATCTACCTGCAGTATCTAATTTGCCAACAGAGCTACGTACTCTTAATAATACTATGAGAGCCACTACGTTTGAAAATAGCTTTACAGAGTTACGCCAATTTATGTCGGAGCCTGAGCTAAAACGTTCAAATGCTTTACTTGCAATCCTAGGTAATAAGCAGGATAATTGTAGTGAAAGGTCAGGTGAAGGTAAATTGAACACCGATCTAATTCTAACTACCCTCAAAAATATAAATGGAGACGACTCTAATGTCTGAAGCAACTAAACAAATCCTAGAAGAAATTGGCAAACTTTCTGAACGTATGACCTCTTTCGAAACCGGCGCCACTACGAGTGGTGAAGAACGCCAAAGCATACTCGAAAAGATGGAAGACTTGAATAAGCAACTTCTTGAATCTCGTGCTGCTGGCCAACCTAACTTGACCACAGGTGCCAATGGTACTGACTTTGATAAACGTGAAGTGGCTAAGGCTCTTGATCTCTACCTTCGTGGTACTGACACTACCGCAATGGATCTAGAGACTCGTACTTCTCTTTCCAATATCCAAGATAATGAAGGTGGTTTCTTACTACAAGAAACTATGGAAACAGAAGTATTAATGAATGCTTTCAATCCTGGCGAAGTCGAATCAGTGGTTCCAGTATTACCTACTGGTGGTAACAGAGCAGTTATCCCTTCAATGTCTAAACCGAAAGTTGCATGGGGTCCAAAGAATGTTACTTTGACTGACCAAGAACTTGCAGCTGGTAATGTGGGTATCGATATCCATAACCTTCGTGCATTGGTTGTTATCCCACGCGATACGCTTGATGACTCAGCTGCTGACATCGTCGGTGAATTGAATGCTGCATTCGGCCGCGCACTTGAAGAAGCTCGCGATGATGCTTATTCAGTTGGTACCGGTGTTAATATGCCACAAGGCTTCATGACTAACACAGATGTCCTTGCTAACTCGACTACAACAGCTGCTTCTGGCTTGTTGGACATTGACACAATGATCCAAGCAATCTATAAGTTGAAGAAAACTTATCGTAGAAATGCTGCGGTCGCTTGTAATAGTACGACTGAAGGTGTCATGGCAACGTTCAAAGATGGTGACAATCAACCTTTATGGCGTTTCAATGGTGCAGACAGTGCGCCTAATACATTCATGGGGTTACCAATCATTAACCCTGAATCAATGGATGATATAGCAGCAAGCAGTGTTCCTGTATGTATTGCAGATTTTGCAGCTGGATATCGTATTCGCCAACGTGGTAGTATTGCAATCACACGATTAGATGAAGCATTTGCAACGTCTGACCAAGTAGCATTTATTGTTAAGCAGCGTATCGGTGCACAGACTGCATTGCCTGAAGCTTTCCAAGTTGTTACTATCAAGGCGTAATGACTAATGAGTAGGTAGGCAACTACCTACCTCTTGGTTTAACTAAAGGAGAATTGCAATGGCAGTTCGTGATTTACTTTCAAGCACTGGAATGTCTAGTATCATTCTTGTACAAGGTGAAGATATATTAGTGGGGACTCCACTAATAACTTCAGCAGTGGATTTATCCGCATCTGGAACTATAGCTTTAATGATTACAACTGCGGTTCAAGATGTTGTACCTGTTACAATGACTTTCATAAACCAGTATTCTGAGACAACTGTTGATGGAGACTTCTACGATGAAGTAGCTGATCAGAACTTAGGTAACACCGTAACTGATCTAGATGGTAATATACTAGCTAATAATCAGGTAATAATTACTGATGATGAACCGTTCTACAAGCATTTAATCATTGTGAATAACCCAGCAAATTCATCTCTATCAATAACTGAAGCACCTGATAAACTGATGACTCGTTACTACCGCTTGAAGGTTGAGGCTACCGGTACAGGTATGTTTTCTCAGCAAGTCATTGCGATGCAGAGACCTTTACGCTTTGTTGGATCTTAATAATTAATATAAGGAGGATAGCACATGGCTATTCGTGACATACTTTCAAACAACGCCTCAACAGGTATCGTTGATTTTAGTGGTACTGGTAACCCAGCTGGCAGCCCTGGCCTCGACGCTTGGGCGGCAACAATACAACAAGATCAATCTGTCGGCTCAACCACCTACATGGAAGTTGTAATTACTAACTCTGGTGGTGCTGCTATCTTACAGAATATTGATTTCAGATATACTGATGATAGCCCTGCGACTACAACTTTTAATGGTAGTCAAGTTAACATCGAAACTAAATCGACTATAGATCCTGGCAATCTTGGTAATCAGATTATTGATTTGAGAACTAGACTACCAATGGTATTCCCATATAATGTAGACGCAGAAGGTGGGGCTGAATTCGCCGCAGTTTGTGTGAACCCATTAGATACCTTTAAGTACGTATTCATTCATATGAATGACGACCAAGGGTCTAATGAAGGATTTATTGGTTCTTGTCTTCGTGGTCCGCTTCGTTTCGTTGCTGCACCTGACGCTGTTTAATAGGAGAAAAATAATGGCCGTTCGTGATATATTTTCAAATTACAAACCAACAACAATTGATACAGATGTATCTATTGCCATATCGACAGATACAGCAACAGGTGCTGTTCCGTTAGATGGAGGTGAAACTACTCTCGTTACTTATTACTTGAGAGATGGTTCATTAATGACCGCTGCTAAAATCCAATTCTCAGTCGATGCTGCTTTTACTTTACCTGTCGATGACGTTGCAGATTCTGGTAATGGGTTGCTAGATGCAGATACAGGTGCAGCTATGGTATTCCCAACTGCCGTAGACGCTAGTGTGTTTCATGCTAAGATAGTTAATATACCTGCTGTTATTGACTCTGGTGAACCCATCAGTGGTCAAGCAACAGCCTACCAATACATGCGGATAGTAATTACTAACCCAAGTGGTGTCGTAGCGGGAATTATCAATTCAATAGCTAAGACTGGACCACAACGTTTTGTAGGTGCTTAACAATAATCAATGACACAAGGACGTCTCATCATTTTTGGAGAACAAGATGGCTTTACGCTTTGTTGGATCTTAATAATTAATATAAGGAGGATAGCAAATGGCTATTCGTGATATACTTTCAAATTATGCCTCTACTGGGATTCTTAATTTCGTAGGTGAAGGGGCCAATGATATTGGGCAGAACGGTGTGACTGAGAATTCCACAACGCGCCAGCAAGATCAATCTGTTGGTACAACTACTTACATGGAATTCCTAGTGCATAAGTCTGATGTTGGTAACGGTGCTGTTATTGCTAGTGTCGAATTCAAATACACTGATGACGGTACAACAGACTTCAATACCGATCTTACAGCTCAGAATAATCTTACGACAACTGACCCTGGTGATCTTGGTAATTCCATTATTGATTTGCAGACAGGGTTACCACCAGTATTTCCTTATGATGTGGACGCCAATGGGACTTTAATATTAGTCGCAGCTGTTGTCAATCCGGTTGATACCTCACGCTATGTCATGTTGTACGTAAATGATAGTGCAGATGCTGGTGAAATAGGTGCTGGTATTTGTCTTAGAGGTCCACTTCGTTTTACAGGAGAAGCATAATGGCTGTTCGTGATATTTTTTCAAATTATAACCCAACACTGATTGATAATCGCCTTGTTGTCCCCAATGGGGGGGTAACTACCAAAACAGGTGCTTTTGATCTCAGCGCAGGTGAAACTACTCTGGTTACTTACCACCTTATAGGTATAGACCTGACTGTTCCTACTATCGAGTTTTCAGAAGATGCTGCATTCACAAATCCAGTAGTTAACACTGATCCTGATAACAAAATAGTTGATGCAGATACCGGAGCTGTTATTGATGGTACCGAGACGGCACCTCTTTCAGCTGTTCTCTGCTGGAACTGTAGCATAGTGAATCCACCCGCTGTTATTGAGTCAGGTGATTTATTGGAAGCATCACCTAGTGCTACGCTTAAACGTTATAGGTATGCCCGTTTATCTCTTGTGCATAACGGGGCTGGAACGGAACCAGCCTTATTCTCAATTCAGAAAACTGGTCCTCAACGCTACGTAGCAGCTGAGTAATAATCAATGAGGCAGTAATGCCCCATTCCTTTTTTGGAGATATTAAATGGCCCTCACCACATTCGATGAACTCAAATCCTACATGGAATTAAAGAAGGCTTCATTCACTGACTATCCAACGTTAGGTATTTTGAATGATTCCATGCAATCTGTATTTGAAGGCTACTGCACAAGATTGTTTGATAGCACAACCCATATTGAAACTTTTATAATATCTGACACTGAAGGCCAGAGCAGCTTTTGGATTAAAGGTACGCCAATGACAGCAGTTTCGTCTGTTACATTAGATGGTGATGCATTGGTTATCACTGATGATTATATTTTCGATAATGAAAGTTTGGAATTAGTAGCGACTGCTGAGAAAGGATCAGTGCTGGTTATAACTTATGCTGGTGGCCTTGTTGACCAAACATCAGATGCCACTATCGAATCAACAACTCCTGGCAATTTAAAACTTGCTGCTATTAGACAGATAGCCTTTGAATTTGAGAATCGGGCTAATACAGCAGCTTCAAAAATAGACCTAGATGGTAACTCAAAAACATTCCCTGAATTTAATCTATTGCCTTACACCATTAGAATACTGGATAATTATAAAAACTACGGTCCAGGATTTTAAGATGGCTGAACAAGGTATTGAAGTCAAGGGAATCGAAGAAGTCAGGAGACTTTTAAAAGAGCTCCCTGAAGCTTTGTTTGTGGAAACTAAAAAGTCCCTAGCTGAAACAGTCCTTGCAGTCCAGACAAATACAGTTCGAGCTTTCAATGGGAATCCATCAACAAGTCTTCAAACCAGATCTGGTAACCTACAAAGATCTATTAAGACTCAGAACCTTGGGAAAGATCTTAATTCCCTCAAGGCATCAGTATTTACTAGATCTATATATGCACCAATCCATGAAGAAGGTGGAACTATAAAAGCTAAAAGAGCTTTCCGTGGATTGGATGGCGGTCCTTACTTGGCAATCCCAAGTGATGCTAATAAGACCAGAGCAGGCGTAACTAAGCTTTCACCTCGTGATGCTTTTAACCTCGGTGCGACAATCAGAAAGATCAGATCCCCGCGGAGAGCTGAGTATATGATCATCGACGACAACATTGGGCCTTTATTTTGGCTAGTGCCTGATGTTATAATAAAGGCAAGACTAGGACTTCAAGACGAGACCGATAAGCAGATACCTATTCTTATCAAAGAACTTAACAAGACTTTATTAGAGGATTTATAGTGGCTTCAGTTTGGACTACCATAAGAGATGAAATCAACCTTCGGTTAGGCAACATAAGTCTGGCCAATGGGTACTCAACAGATATCAGCACCATCGAAAAAGGACGAGTTAGTCCCTTTGAAGATGATGACCTTCCTGCTATTAACTTTTGGAAGACTGATGACACGGCGGATGGAAAACTCTACACCCGCCAACAACGAACATTAAGAATGGGCTTCGAATATTATACCCTTTCTAATGATGACGATATAGATACGATTAGTGATGACTTTATGACTGATCTGTTTATAGCTATGTATAGAGATCCAAGCAATCCTTTAGTAACTGATCCTCCAATGCCAATGTTTGTGGATAAACAATTCATAACGGTATTTGATGTGTTGCGCCCTATTATAAGCCAAGGTTCTACACCAAGGGTAGGAGTTTTTGCTGTAATGTCTTTTACTTACACGATCAATAATCTTGATCCTAATACTTTAATCTAACTGGAGGCTATCATGGCTACCGCAGAAAATGCAAAAGTAAACATCGAAGCAGGACAAAATCCTATTGCGATAAATTCATTAACTCCCGATGGTGCTTTCACCGTCTTTACCGCTTCTGGCTCGCCTCAATTTTCGGCGGCTGATGGAGCAGAAACTGTTGTTGTAGTTGATGGTTTAACCACAGGTGGAGTAATTACACCTACGCCCGCAACTAATGACAGCGTTGATTTCTCAGACTTAACATACTCTTTAGCTGGTGCATCTGGTGTCGCCTTAGCAGGTGCTGCTATTGATTTAGCTACAGAGCGCGCAGCTGTAACCACTGCTCTGATCTTATCTATCACGATTGATAGTGGTGGTGCAATCGACGTCCTATCTGGGATTGATGGTGCATTAAACCCAACAGGTGCTCGTGGCACTGCAGGTGCTCCACCATTAATCTTAGTAGGTTCAATCGAAATTGGTCAAGTCCATCTAACTGATAGCACAGCTGCTGAAATTCTTGATACTGAGATCTTCCAAGTAACTGGATTACACGTTGAGCGTTCTACGTTCCCTGTGTTCACTATCAGTAACCGTGATGGTAATGTTACCTTCATCACTGGGCTACAGCCAATCCATACCGGTGTTGTTGCACGTGATGTTCAGGCATCTTACTTCACTCCAATTTATGCTGAAGTGTCAGATGCTTCTGACTTCGTACCACCTGAAAATTCTGATAGTTCAACATCTACTCAGGTTTATGGCCGTACAGTATCTGCTACGTCATCAACTCTGAATCAAGGTACGTTTAGTGCATTGCTAGTGGATGGTATTACTGATTTGGTAATCCAACAGAAGGGTCAGAACCTATGGTTCCAATTCTTCCCGAATCGCTTTGCTACTACTAACTCCATCTTGACACAAGGTAAGTTAGGTGTTACACGTTCATTCCCAGCTGATGATTTAATCTCAGCGGCATGTACAATCACCGCAGCAGAAGAAGCCGAGGAGGTAACTGCATAATGTTCAATTCTAGCGAATTTGCAAGTGCCAAATTTGAGAGAAGAACTGAGGTCGTCGCTGTTGACGGCCTCAAGGACTTCTTTGCAGATGGTGCTAAACCAGAGTTTGAAGTTCAGGGGCTAACTCATGCTGAAATTGCTAAATGCAGCGAAGGTGCTCAAGGTGACAGTAACCTTAGACCACTACTAGAAGCAGCGGCAGGTCATAAGCCATCAATCAAAGAAGCAGTGACACAAATCTTAGGGGGTGTAGTTGATGTTCCACTAGATACGAAAAAACGAATACTGCAACTAACTACAGGTTCAGTCGAGCCAAAAATCGATGAAGGGATGGCTGTTAAATTAGCCGAGACCTTTCCAGTAGAATTTACCATACTAACTAACAAGATCCTAGAACTTACTGGGCTCGGGCAGGTTGCTGTAAAAAAGCAATGACTTTGTGGTTAGATGAAGATGTTAAGCTTTACCTAGTACTCGGGGATAAGTTTAAGAAACCGTTATTTGAGATTGCACCACATATCTTTCCTGAAGGTTTTATAACTGAAGTAGAAAAGTTATTGTGGATGCATTACTTTAATCACAAAGCAAAATCATTGGATAAAAAGAAACATGGCTGATATAAGTAAGACAATCGAAATCATATTTGCTGGTGTAGATAACCTTGGTCCAGTTACGCAAAATATTGGGGGAGGCCTAAGCTCGGTCGCTTCAGGGGTTCAAAGCGCCACCCAGCCCCTAGCGGATTTGTCCGATTCCGTCTTACTTACCTCCGCGGCAATTACTGCGCTTGGTATAGCGGCCCTCACCTTCGCCACGAAGGAAGCCGTTGCCCTAGAGAATTCATTTGTTGAATTACAGAAGGTTCTAGGTGATACAGATGGACAGGCTACAGACTTCGCAGATACTTTTGGTAACATATCTAACCAGTTTGGTGTAGGCCAAGCAGATGTTATCTCATTGGCAGCAGACTTTAAACAGGCTGGATTCACCATTGAAGAATCTTTGGGCCTTGTTGAACAGGCATTAACTGCCGCGGCCATTTCAGAACTAGGTGTGGATCAAGCGGGCGATACTGTAATCCGTACTTTGAATGGTTTCCAAGCACCGGCCGCAGAAGCTGGTCGATTAATTGATATCTTAAATAATGCGTCAAATACCTCAGCCGTATCATTCGGTGAACTAGGTATAGCATTAGCCAGAATATCTCCTATCTCACAACAGCTCGGATTTAGTTTTGAAGAGACAGCAGGTCTTCTAACTCCTGTTATCGAAGTATTCGGTTCAGGATCAGAAGCCGCTAATGGTTTGAGAACTTCATTACTCAAATTAGGTTCAGATTCTAAACCGGTCATTGATGCTCTTGAGTCTATTGGCATCGATACCACTGAAGTAGTATCCGCCAAGGATAGACTTCAGGCATTAAGTGAGGTATTCCCCACATTAACAGATGTTCAAAAGACATTTGTCACCCAAGAGATTGCGGGTATTGAACAGGCAGCTAAGTTCTCTATCGTGCTTAGTAATCAAAAAGCGGTATTGGAAGCGACTGCTTCGGCTTATCAAGCAACAGGATCTGCTGCAGCTGAATTAGAAATAGCATTAGCGAAAACAGAAGTTGCATTCCAACGCTTTTCAAATTCAATTGTTAATATAGCCGCCGCGGTAGGTACCGAATTCTTACCACAACTAGGAGCAGTAACAAATTCAGCTACAACTTTGAACGAAGCAATATTGGCTTCATTGTCTGGGAGTAATTTCGAACAAGTATTTAATTCATTGCGCGGAGTATTCACTGCCCTTGATACAGAAATACAAGGTATTGCGAAAGCGTTCCCAGATGCAATTGAACAAGTGGACTTCGGTCCTATTTTAGCTGGATTGGATTCAGTGCAAGGAGCACTAGGTAGTGTCTTCGGTGATATAGATTTAACTACACCAGAAGGACTCGCAAGTGCTATACAATTTATTGTTGACACACTAGGATCTCTGGCTCAAGTAACTGCTGGCATCATTAGCGAGTTCGAAGGTGTCTTCTCAGTAGTAGGTCAAAGTGTTGGAGCATTCAATGACTTGACTGAAGCCGAACAGCAGGCCGCAGGTGAAGCATTAGGTTTTGGTAAACTACTAAACAGTTTAGGTGGAATATTAGATACTGTGGGTACAGCTTTATCAGGTATCGGTGTAGCCCTTGGAGTCTTAGCTGGGACAACAGGCTTATCAGCAGTTGGTGGTTTGTTCTCGAAACTGACTAAAGGTCTAGGTGTATTTAGTGCAATCGGCGGAACAACCGCAGCAGCATCAGGTGTCTTAGGTACAGCAATGGGTGGACTTGCAGCAGCAGTTGGTGCCCTAGCGATTCCGGTCACATTACTGATTGGTCTGTTTGCAGAATTAAATAATCAAAGTATCTCAAGATTCATTGATGATGTTACGGACCTATCAAATAAGCAAAAGTTTGCGGCTGAGGCCACAGACATATATGGTAAAGAGATTGGAGATCTTGCTAAGCAATTCCAAGATGGTGCCATAACTTATAAAGAATATAAAAAATTAACAGATGAGATATCTGATGCACAGATCTTAGCAACTGCTGCTACAATGGAAAACACGGCAGAGAACAAGGCAAATGTTTTATCGTTGCTAAAGACATCTGATGCAATTGATACCTATAAGAAGAGCACAGAAGAAGCTTCCGATTCATCCGTTGAGTTCTCTGAATCTCTGGATCAAGTAACCGTCACTTCTAAAGATGGTTTATCAGATACATTCATAGCAGACTTAACCAAGGCTGCTGAAGAATTTGACAAAGCAGGTGGCTCGGCGAAAAAGGCTTCTACCGATTTGGTAGAAAGTACTGCAGTGGTCGATCAGTTTGGTAATGCGCTTACTGTGGCGGGTGAAAAAGCAAATGTAGCAGCATCAGGTCTCGACGCAATTGATGGTAAGACTGCTACAGTTAAGGTAACTGCAGAAACACAATCTGCCCAACAGGCATTGGAACAATTCCAAAGTGTACTAGGATCAATTGATAATACTATTGCTAACACTGGAACCTCATTGACCGGACTGGGTTCATTGTTAACTGGTAACTTTGGGATATCCCAACTTGGTACAAAAGCATTAATCCAAGATGCTTTCGAGGCAGAGACTGCTGCTAGGCAAAAAGCACTTGACCTTCAAAATGAATTAATAGAAACTGAAATTGCATTACAGCAAGCTAGACTGGCTGCGGTATCAGATGGGGATGCGACTATCACAATTGACACTGCTGGCCTAGATCCGATTCTTGATCTATTACTAACCACAATAATCCAGCAAGCACAAGTTAAAGCTAGTGCTGAAGGTGCAGCATTTTTAGCGGGAGCAATAACTTAATGGTAATTATATCATCAATATCAGTAGATGTGCGCGGTGCTATCGAATTTCAGGAACAACAATCTGATAGTGACTTTGGATCAAAATCAAGACGCCAAAATCGTATAGCAACACTTGATGGTGGATCAGTCCTCCAAGATAGGGGCTATTCAGATACTGATTTAACCTTCACCATTGTACCAAAACAATTCACAGAGGAACTATTTGCTAGACTAAGTGAAGCTGTTGAGACAACTCCTAAGCAAAGAATTGCTTGCAGAGAAGGGTCATTTGTTGGTACTATAAGTAACTTAACTGATACCGATAGTGGTTTCTCTTTCTTGGTAACTGATGATGACTAAAATCTATGTATTCGATTTTACAGGCCTAGACACTATTGACCCTTTTCCTGAAGTCACCAAACGTATACCTGTTTCTAACTTGTCGATAACGAGGCGCAAGGATAACCCATCATCCTGCAGTGTAACTATTCCATCTCCAGATGAATTTACAACTTTTCTAACTAGTAATCCAACAGGTACTATGACAATCAGTGAGATATTAAATGGAGTTGAATCTGTAGTTGGTACTTACACCCTGTCACAATATCTACCAACTAGAAGTCCATCAGCTTTCACAGTTGTTCTTAATGGGCAGGTTCCTGAAGGGACGGATCAAGCTTCAACCATATCACCAGTCACTATAAGCAACCCAATTACTTCAGCTCAAAATGCAGATGGAACAATACGCTTTAGCGCAGAAGAAAATGCACTTATTGTAGTTGATGATATTATTAATGTGGGTACTGGTACATTTGACATTGGTACAGGTGAGCAAATTTTAACAGAGATCACAGTTCGGTCAATATCATTATTTGTTAATGTGTCAAATAGTCGAATGGACGTTGGAGCTCAATAATGGGAAAAGCTGTTGTCACTAGCATCCTTGATATTCCTGACCGAATAGTAAGAGTTAAGATTGAAAAGGAGATAAGTTTTCTTATAGCTAAAGAAGCCGAATTACTCGCCACACAAACTACTTTAAATACTTCTATAGTTACTCTTACGGCTAATGTCGTGTCCCTTCAAGCGGCGGCAGATTCAGCAAATGCTGCTTTAACTGCGGCCATAGCTGCTGAAGAACCTACTAGTACTATTGTGGCACTCCAACAGGATCTGATCACTGCAACTTCAAATCTAGTAAATGGTAAGACTACCCTTAATGTTTCTACAATGCAGCTAGCATCAGCAGAAAAAGAATTAGCATTAATTTCACCTCAAGTACTAGATCCATTTTCTGAACCTATTGATATCCCAACGGCAGACAGTGGTGTATCAATAGGACTTGGAGAAACAATTGGTGTGATAGAAATTGCAAGGGTTACTGATGATAAAGCGACGAGTTACATTGCCCAACCCAGTGAACGATCTGGCAGTAGTTATTTATATACAGAAGCCAGAGATGGTATAGCATTACCTGAATTAGCAATACCACCTTATACATGGTTCTACAATACTAGTGTGGTTCCATCAGCGCAAATATATGCACCTAGATATTGGTTAGCAACTCTTATGGGGAAGACAGGAACTGCCCCTAACGAGACAGGCACAATAACTTACAATACATCTTCAGATTTTGGTACCGTTCCTTTTGACATTGCCTCTGTGTCTGGTGTCCCATTCGACTACGAAACTACTGATAGTGAAAGTTTCTTAGTAGGAGATCAAGTCGTTGTTGAACATGACGCTACTGGAACTCCTACCATAATTGGATTCGGTACAGCAAAAGAACCTGTTGTGGCTACTCAACTTACAACAGGATTATACAGACGACCAACTACTGGAACAGGACCCTTAAGATGGCGCCTAGATCAAGGTTGGCCTACCTCGCCACCTCCTGCTTTTGTTAATGCTGTTCTTTTAGGTTCATTTGATGTTAGTCAGAATTCTGGAAGAGGGGTTAATAGTGCAAGAGCTGGTTCCGAATTAAACGCCATTGCACTAGATGCTGTTGAGAAGGCAGTCGGTGGACGAATGGGTCTCCAATATTTAGGTACTCCTCAATCGGCAACAAGATTACAGACTTTGCTTACAGGACTTAACGCAGTGTTCGTGAATTGGAATCAAGGTGGAACTGGGGGTGGCTATTATGATATCGGCATTGGTCAACAGGGCCAAACAATCAATTATGTACGTACAGAATCTCCAACTTACTTTTTCCCATGGCGACATATAATCCATCAAATCTTTTCAAATGGGAGTAATACACCTGTTGAGATAACTGATGGTGTGTTTAGAATGTATGACATCATGGACGCAGATAGTAGTATTCCTGGCTTCGACAGTAACGAGATTTTTTCGAGAGGGACTAGTGATTTTAATGTAGGAGGTGGTCCTGATGCTTATGGGGAACCAACAGGTCTATACAGTAAGATCCGCTATGTCGAAGACACCTCCATCGTTGAAAAAGACTATTTATTCGATGCTATGTATTGGGACCCAATTGCTGCCAGTCTCGCTGGTAATGGTGGAGGTGGTGATTTCTTTTTAGAAGTTGAGCAACGTTTTACTAATGGGGATCAAACCATTAATGTGAGTCTCATAGAAGCTGCTGTATACCTCAGAGTAGAACGTCCACCTAATCAATACAGTGGAGCACCTGTAGCCACAACTGGACCTCAAAACTTTCTGGCAGATTCAAGAGTATTAGATGCGGCAGGTTTTACTAATGGTACTATAATTGCAGATCAATTAACATCACCTGCCATCACAGTAGGCGAACCTGAAGCTTATATAGTTAACGCCATAGATGATGCGGCAGAGACTGCTTCAATGATTTATATATCTGGTATTCCAACAAATATGGTAAGCGGGCAAGACTATACTTATAGTGCTTATGTTAGACGTAATGCTTATGGCCTGCTCACCTTTGGGATGGGTCAGTCAGATAGCACAGCAGAAGATACTCGCGCTGAAGTATGGTTTGATCTTGTTCGAGGAACTGCTGAAAGCAATGTACGGAACCTTACTGGAAGCACTACTCATGGACAAGACCTAATAGACTTTGGAATGGACATTCTCGATGATGGTTGGATGAGAATTTGGGTTGTGCAGAATGTAGTATTCACTACTAATGCACCTCGCCTATACTTTAAGATTAGACCTGAAGACATGGGTTACATCAATGGCACAGATCAACATAATGGTGTTGCAATATGGGGGATGCAAGTTAACGACGGTGTGGCTCCTACTGCTTATGCTGCAACATCAGGAACAAATATACCGTAGTTTTGGGCATTTTTGCCCCGCCGTTAGGTTGCAATGTAGGCCACTCCATATTATAATAAATTTCCATTAAGTACTGTAACTAAGTACTGTAACTAAGTAAAGAGGTAAATATTATGAGCGGAGTTCCACGTAAAGATGATGAACCACCAGTCGACCCAGATGATGGCACTATAACCAAATAACTCTGAGGATTAAATTATGGCAGCTGGTCTCTTACTACCTTGGTTCATTGTAGCATTATCTGGTACAATAATTTTTCTAAAGTGGAAAGGAATCCTTAAAAAAGGTTGCCATGTTTGCATCGTATCCTTTATTTACACAGCCTGTGTTCTTGGGTTATACTACTCACCCCTATCTGGTATTAATTACTATTTAGCTAACTTGCTCCTAATTGAACCGTTAATAATTTTGCTGGTCTTTCTAGCGAGTAGAGATCCAAACCCTAATTGGTCATATCGCGGTATGTGTTTAATATTTATCTTTATTATCGTCACCCTCGGGCTGCACATTTTAACCGATAAGAATTTTGCTTACTACGACGACTTTTCTTTAACCGCGTCGATACTAGAAATCCTAGTGTTGCTGACTGGTGGCCTGAATGTTAGACTTACCATTTTTGATAACCTGTTTAGCGATCATCGGCGTGCTGTATTTAGCAATACGTGGGTACGTCACAATTTTAAAGATTGAGAAGAAAGATGCCAGAGAAATTAATCGTAGAGACAATAGAAAGTAAATATCTAGTTCTAATGATTCTTTCATGGGCTGCTAGGTTGGCTTTGAGATCAGACTTAACCGTAGCTTTAGTCATTCGCCAGTTGATCATATCTGGCCTGATTGGTTATGTAGCTTCTGAATATGCTACAGCAAGCACTTTCGACGAGTGGATTTCAATATCAATTTTCTGCGCAGCAGTTTTTCTTGCCGACGACATATTAGCAATACTATTGGGTTTTGGAAAGTATGCCAAGGATAACCAAGACCATATTTTTAAAAGGATCACTAAATACTTCGCAGGTAAATAATGTTTAGACTATCTAGTACTTCAAAGAAAAGACGTGAGGGCATCGACCCCCGCCTAATTGAGATCGATGATCTCGCCATCCAAATTACCTTAGTCGATTACGGTCACCCAGAATACGCAGGTACTAGAACTGGCGTGGATCAGCTCCACCTATTTACCATTGGTCAATCTTACGCAGACGGTATCGATACCATCAGTGATCATCAACTTGGTAAGGCACTAGACTTTTATGCTTATGTTGATGGCAAGGCTAGTTGGGAACCTGATCATTTAGCTATGGTAGCTTGCGCTTATTTTCAGGCCGCAGCTAAGTTGGGTTATCGTATAGAGTGGGGCGGGCTTTGGAAGACAGCCGACCCAATTATTAAGAATGGTATTTCCTATGGTTGGGATATGCCTCATATAAAAATATTGGATTAATTATGTTAAAAACAACTTTAGCTTTAGCAATAGCCACAATATTGTCTGGGTGCGCAGGAATCAGTTCTATTGTGGATAGAGCCGCAAACATAAATGACAAAGCACTTGAAGCAGCAGAGTTCTCTATTTGTCAAGGCGCCAGTATCGGCAGTGTCAAACGTAGATTCAATACTCCAGAACTTGCAAGGCTATGGCAAGATTTTTGTAGGGAAGGCCAAGGGTTCATTCCTAATACTGGAGAATGATTATGAGTGTTCAAAAAGCTATTTATTATGCCGAAGCAGGTATTCTATTCGCCCCTGCATCTTTCCTGACTACTGGGCCTGACCGCCTAGCCCAGATCTGTAATGGATGCGGTGCAGCTGACGCTAAGTTTGATTTCGTGCCTGATAGGATTTATGGTACAAGGATCAGCTCCGCTTGTCATATCCATGACTTCATGTACCATACTGGGCGTTCAGTTGAAGACAAAGAAGAAGCAGATCGTGTATTCTTAAACAACCTGCTGAGATTGATTGGTAGGGATAGTTATAAGTGGTACAAGCCTACTCGCTTGCAAAGGATTAGAGCTAGAGGGTATTACCTTGCTGTTCATCATTTTGGTGGTCCTGCCTTCTGGGCTGGCAAGAACTAAATAAACTTAGCCAACCTACCACCACTGATAATAAGAACGATTCCAATAATGCCTTGAATCAGAATATCGCCAGTGGTGGCATCGTCACTCCCAGTTCCAATCATCAGCAATATTCCAATAGTCAACATTGCAATACCAACTTTCTCACTTATAGTCTTTTTAGTTTTCATGATCATTTCCAATTGTTTAAATTAACTTATGATTTAATTATTTACATAGTTTTATAACGGGCGCGACAATCTTCACAGCGATTTAATAAATCGGCTAGAGAGGCTTCTTTATCGACTACCGCTGACATATACTTGGTATCTATTAAAGAATAATCTATAGGTTGTAATGGCGACTTATGATTGTACCCACGGTTAAGCATTTCGGTTACTAATGCATCATGTCTTTTAAGCAAGTCTTTTGTTTGGATTAAATTATTAGCTACATAGCCATCCATAGAGATACCTTTATTAATCGAACCTGCGAACATATGGTGCTCGACATGCTCTCCTAATAAATGTTTTCTACAAAGGATCTTTGGGTCTACCATCCACATTCTCATAACTACTTCCTGAATTATTAACTTAGATTTAATTATACTACACTCGGAGTAGAATGCAACTATTCTTCGATATCTTTTACATGTCCCCAATCTGGACCAATCTCTCCATCTGCCTTGATGGGGATATTCAATCTCAAAGCAGTTTCCATTGTCCTTCTCATTTCTCTAAATGCTTCTGCTTTATTGCCAGGATCTGAAAAGTTAAGTTCATCGTGTACAGTTAACTTTGGGATACCAGTTTCATCAAAGATGCCATCCACATAACACTTGTGCATTGCCTTTTTCATTATGTCCGCTGCTGACCCTTGGAGCCTTCTGTTCAATGCCTTATGACTACCAGCTCTCTGAATCCTGCCCCACTTCATCAAGGCCTTATCATATGGTAAAGGAAAAATGCCCCTACTAAACTTGAGTGGTTCCCATAAGCTGAACCGAGACTTACGTCCCATAATTGTGGATACTTCCCCAGTATTAAGAGCCATCTCAGAATAGTGATCCATAGTCGCTTGTGCGTATGGCGCGCCTGCATGATATGCACCAAATAGATGCTTACCTTCTTTCTTACTTAATCCAAGACCTTTCGCCAAGGTATCAATTCCCATTCCATAGATCAAACCGAAGTTGATATTCTTGATTGCTTTACGGGGTAAGACTATACCAGTTTCTCTTTCAACCAAGTCCTGAGTTACAACATGGTAATCAGCATTAGGATCATCTAAGAATACTTGCCGCAATACTTCTCCTGCAGGTCCGCAAGCATCATGGGCAAGGCATCTGTATTCAATCTGGGAGTAATCATATTTTCTCCAATAAGGATCTCCGGGATCTGGGATAAATAACCCACGAATCATTGGCGCCAATATAGGATCTCTCGATGGAATGTTTTGAAGGTTAGGTGTTGAACTAGAAAAGCGACCAGAGCGTGTACCACCATCATCAGATCTTAGTTGGTGGAACTGACAATATACCCTGCCATTGACATGGGAGTCTAGAATATAACTATCCACAAATGTACCTTTCAACTTATCGAACTTTCTGATATCACGAATCAGATCCGCTATAGGATGTTCCACCGTCTCTAAGAATTCTTTTGTGAATGATGGATTACCTTTCAGTGTTTTACCATAAGGCAAACCCACTTCATCAAAAGCCCTTGCCAGTTCACCAGAGGAATTAACATTTACACTAAACCCAAGTTTCCTTTCCAATTCTTTACTGCGCTCTTCACTGAACCCCATCAATTCAACTGATAACTTTTCTGCCGCTGGGATATCGACTTCAACACCTGTATATCTCATATCAAGCATCAGATAAATGAGCTCGCATTCCATTTCGAATACTGGCATTAGCCCTTGCTCAATAAGTAGAGGCCATTGTTTCATTAAAATACTTAGTGGGAGGCTCGCGTCGGACTCGGCATAGTGACCTGTAAGCCTTGGAGGGGTCCTGTAAATATTTTTTCGCTGGGAGGGTCCCACCGCTCCGCCGTAATAATCTGAGCACCATTGGTAAAGGACTTCTGACTCTTTTCCTAGACCAAGGTATTTCTGTCCAAGGTGTTCAAGATTGACTGGTGATGATTCATCCAATAATGCTTCTGCATGTTGGACATCATAAACTGGACCTCTAACTATTACACCTTCTTGTCTTAGCCATCCTAGATCATAAATTATGTTTGCACCGACCTTTGCTTGTTTAGGATTACCTAATGTTCTTTTCAACCAATTGATAACTATATCAGGGTCCCAATTATCACCAGCCTCGATTTCGTGTCGGATTGGAAAGTACCAATCATTGTGGCCATCACTTATAGACACACCAACCATGTGCCCGACCCCACGAGCCCATCCTGGTCCTTTAGTCAACAGGTCTGGATCGAATGTTTCAGTATCGATGGATAAGACTTTGGCATTAGATAAATTCGGTAGCATCTTCGGAGGCACCCATCCTGTGTCAGGAATCTCTGGCATCACCGCTGCTATTCTATTTGCCCCACGTTCGACAGGTATATCCTGCCAGAACATTCCTATTGAATCAGCCCTCATTGTTTAATCATTCCGACAATTGCTCCACGTAGTTTACCACCAAAAAATATGCATGGTTTAGGATACATCGAAAAGTCGATTCGATCAACCACTGTTTCGATCAGTTGTAAGTTAGAAAGATTGAATACACCATCATATGGAAAATCTTCCATCTCCACAGATGCTCCAACACCTTCTTCATCAGATGTAGTCATGATCCCATCTTGGAATATAACCCGATCAACTTCATCTGTAAATGGTTTGATATCTTCTAAGGCAGCAAAGAATGTACTAGGAAGTGGAACTGCATTTGGTGTCTCAGAAAAGATTGGGCTCATGTCAGGCCAAGCCAGATCAAGTAAAGCAGTCCTTAACCATCTGCCATCTTCGTAGTGAAAAGTCATAGACTTATCAGATACTTGTATTCGAACAGGATCATCTTTAATTCGGATCAGCTCATTTACTGCTGGGGCTGGGATATTAACTTCGATCGGGAAAGGGTTCGGTAACCAAGTCTCAACTACAATAATATTGTTTGTGGCGTAAGCTGATCTTCCCCTGAATAGAACACCCCGTGACCAAGGCCTACTAGCATCAGCTGATATGAATGGTTTCAGTTCTTTTAAGATACCAATGAAACTACTGGTCAGTTCAATCATTTCACCTTCTGGGTAGACATCTGGATAAACTTCTTCTATACACTCAACGAATGCTTTGAACTTCCCAGACTTAACACTTAATCTACCAGCTGGTGTAATACTCATTGCTGTGGTTGCCCGACAAGCTGCAATGGCCTTAACGAACGGAATTGCTTTAGGAGTAACATCAAGGTCAAGGGCAATTGGGCTTGATAAAGCAAGAGTTCCATTGAAACCTTTTATAGTTCCATTCTCGATCCTAAAGTGGTTTAGTTCTGGAGT